GCCTATCACCCCAGCGATGGTCGCGAGCAATATTGCGCCATCTGATGCAGCAGGTCTTCCCATGGATAGATTAGATCCAGGGCATGCTGCGATCGTTGCTAGTTACATTAGGGCCGGTATTCCCGCCAGCCCGCCGGTGGTTTATCCCCCATCAGAATGTGTCGTGCCTGTTTACTTTGCGAAGCACGATCATGATGCACCGGTGCCCATGAAGGCGTTTGGCAGCCCATTGATTGGACCTTGCTATGCCTACGCCTCTTCGATCGCCAGCGACGACAGATGTGTCGCTGGACGCATCGAAAAGTTCACTTCTCGCCCCACACCCGTTCTACCTCCCAGTTTAGCTGGATATATGAGCGAGTTCGCAGAGCGACTCATCCCGGTTCCCCATTTAGGAATGCCCTTGGAGCTCGATGAAGTCCAGAGAAGACAGGATCGCCCGTCTCAGCGCCACATTTTAGATGAGGCCTCTGTTTCGGGTTCTTTCTTTAAGACCATGATTAAAGCGTTCATAAAGAAGGAGACTGCGGTTAAGCCCAGTGATCCGAGATGTATATCAACTCTAACGCCTCAGGTAAAGCTATCTTACAGTGCTTACTTGTACGCGTTCCATGGTGATGTCATGTCCCGACAGCCATGGTATGCATTCAGATACACGCCAATCGAATGCGCACTAAGAGTGTGTGATGTCGTCTCAAACGCAAAGCATGCGGTTCCGGCAGACGCGAGTCGTTTCGACGGCCACGTGAATCGCAATGCCCGCATCTTCGAACGAGTTGTGCTGCTTCGACAATTCGATCGCCGTTATCATGCGGAGCTCAATGAGCTATTAGACAAGCAAGTTGGAATTCCCGGAGTCACCACTGAAGGCAGAAAATATGCCACTGGTGATACTCGAGGATCTGGGTCCCCTGAGACCTCAGACATGAATTCTACTGACTCAGCCTTCATTGGATATTGTGCATGGAGAAGAACTATTAATCCTAAAACCGGACAAGTTCACACTCCCGATGAAGCCTGGGCGAAACTTGGAGTCTACGGAGGTGACGATAGTCTTGAAGGTGAAGTCGATCCCGAGGAACTGCGTAAGGCAGCGGAGATCTTTGGACAGGACTACAAGATTAAAGTCATCAAGCGAGGAGATATTGGGGTAGAATTTCTTAACCGTCAGTTCGGACCTAACGTCTGGACCGGTGAACCCGATTCCCTCGCCAACCCATCGAGACTTCTCTCGAAGCTATGGGTTGGACCGGCAGTCCTACCTCATCCACTCGAACGATTTGCGGAAAGATGTTCCGGCTATTATCGAATGGATCGCAATTCACCAGTTATTGGGGAGATAGTACGTATCGCCCATAAACTGCTTGGAGAGCGAGCAGACGGGGTCTTGATGCCCTGGGCCGGAAGAATCGAGGCTGATTCTAACTGGCCGAATCAAGACTCGGGTTGGTTCATTGACGTGTTCAATGCGTCTATTCCAGATTTTGACTTTGACCGATTCCAAGAATGGATTTGGAGCATAGAGTATACCAAGAATGCGCAGTTATTGCTGGCTGCCCCTCTATGCACCTCGGCGAAGCCTGATCCGGAGCCCAGCTCAACTTGCGTCCTCGGTGATCAGATCGTTCACGTTGAGGAGAAGGCAAGCCCTTCTGTAGAGCAATCACCACCAGTCACCATCACTTTCGGGAGCCTGCCAGCGATGGTGATTGAAGCCGACAAACTGCAGCCCGTTCTTGAGAAGAATGGTCTGAAGCAGAAGAGAGTTAAAACTGCCAAGACCAAGGCTAAGTCGGAAGCTCAACCCAAAGAAGTCAAGCGTCTCAAGACGGATCCTCGAACATGGACGATGCCAAAAGAGCCGCGCGACGGACCTGCTGCCTGGGAAGATTATCGCAAACGCATGATCGTCCGCTGGGAGAAGCAGGAGGAATGAGCCTGTTTGTCTGAGAGCTGTCTCCAGACGTTAAACTAACAACAGCAATGGCCGAGTGTTTCGTGCATTGGGCGGACGCGCCCCTTCTCACGAAAATAAACAAGAAAGAGAAAAGAATTTAATTCAATTCGAATTTGTTTGTAAGCAATAAGCCTTCACTCATTCACACTGGATCTTCGCCAAACCCACGATCAATTGCCCATAGACATTGAAGATTGTGATACTGCACTTCCAGAATGCCACCCAACAAGCTCCCAAACCAGAAGCCCTCCAAAGCCCAGCGATCTGCGCAGTCAGCCAGAGATAAGAAATCTGCTCAGGCGCGGATGGGTGCTTCAAGTAGTTCCCGTTCTCAAGCGAAAGGCAGAGCAAGACGAGCCAACCCTGGTGGGATACCGCCAGTCGCTGGTTTCTTTGCGCCTGTTTCGGAAGGAACTATAATGAAGAGCGTCAAGCCTGTGTTCCAACGCTCCTCATTTATGTCTCAGCGAATTATTCATCGAGAGAAAGTCGCTAAGCTCACGTCCCCTGGAACTGGAACGTTTACTGTTCTTGGAACGTTCCCCCTCAACCCTGGAATGCCTCAGACCTTCCCATGGTTGTCCAATGAAGCCCAAGGCTGGGAAAGTTATCGCTTCAACCGCCTTAGGTTCATTTGGGTTCCCACATCTGGCACTGCAGTTGCTGGGAACATCATCATGGCGCCAGATTACGACGCCGCTGATGCTGCCCCTGTCGG